AGGTTACCGAAAATGCTCCCCGGTGAGGAATGCTGTACGCGTCGCAGCAGAAAGGAACGGCATGTCCTCACACGAAGAGCGGATCGCCGCCGAGGCGGAGGCATACTTCCGCAATCAGGCGCGGCAGGCCGGATGGGTCAACGATCCCGTGGGGTGGGCCAGGGATGTTCTCGGCGTCCATCTGTGGAGCAAGCAGCAGGAAATCTGCTCCTCTCTCATCCGGAACAAGCGCACGGTGGTCGCTTCCTGTCACGGCACCGGTAAGGCGCTTGGTCTGGACGAACTGGTCCACACCCCGTCCGGCCCGGTGAGGATGGGGGAGATCGCCGAGGGCATGAAGGTGCTGGGCTCCGACGGTTCGCCGGTCGAGGTGGTTGCCGTGACGGGTGAGCACCGGGCTGAGAGTTACGTCGTCCGTCTGGAGAGGGGCGGCGCCTGCGAAGAGATCATCGCCTCGGCCGACCACCTGTGGCCCGTGCTCGACCTTCAGGGTCTGGCCGACATCCAGCTCAAGTCCGACCGGGCGGGCGTACCGGTGGAGACCGGGCTGTGGATGCACAAGGCGAAGACCATGACGACCAAGCAGATCGCCAAGCTGCGACCCGGAACGGTCGTCGTTCCCGGGCGAATGCCGGAGATCCTGGCCCGGGGCCTCACGTGGACGGCCGACGAGGCGATGCAGGCCCTGCTGTCGGAACGCGGAGGACTGGATCCCCACGGGCGTACGGCGCTGCTCTGGAAGACGCGCCAGGGGGAACCGGAGGAGATCGCTGCGGTTCGGGCCCGGATGCGCGAGGCGGGCGTCCAGACGATCTACCGGCGTGAGCGGCAGTACGGCATCACGATGCGCCACCTGGCCCTGATGGGGTCTCACGCACCGACCTTGCTGCCGGATGCCAACCAGCGGGCCATCGCTCTGTCGCATCTGCTGCTGACCCAGGGATCGTGGGGTGACGACGGGTGGCGGATCACCTCCGTAAAGCCGGTCGGTGAGCGGGATGTGCAGTGCATCCAGGTCGACTCGCCCGATCACCTGTACCTCTGCGGTGAACGCGGGATTCCGACCCACAACTCGATGATCGCTTCGGTGCTCGCGTGCTGGTGGGTTTCCACCAAGCCGCCCGGTCAGGCCATCGTCGTCTCAACGGCGCCGACCTACGCCCAGGTCAACAAGATCCTCTGGGAGGAGATCCGCAAGCACCACTCGAACGCCTTGCGCGGGGAGTACCCGATGCCGGGCCGCGTGACCCAGGCGGATGAATGGAAGCTGGGCGACGGGCAGATCGTCGGCTTCGGCCGCAAGCCCGCCAAGGGCGACCGGCACTCTTTTCACGGTATCCACCGCCGGTACGTGCTGGCCCTGCTCGATGAGGCATGCGGCATCCCCGAGGAGATCTGGACCGGCGTCGAGGCCATCACCACGAACGTCGGCTGCCGCATTCTGGCCATCGGGAACCCCGACGACCGCAACACGGACTTCGGCAAGAACTTCATGGAGCAGAAGACCGCGCACCTGTGGAACCGGATCTCGATCCCCGCGTCGAGCACCCCGAACTTCACGGGCGAACCGGTGCCCAAGCTCCTGAACGAAGTCCTGGTCTCACGCGACTGGGTGCAGGAACGCCTCGACGACTGGGGCGAGAAGGACCCGCGCTACATCGCGAAGGTGCTGGCGAAGTTCCCGGAGCAGAGCATGTCGTCGCTCTTCTCCCCGTCGCTGGTGGCCGACGCGGTCGACGAGTCACCGAAGCCCTCGCTGTACTCGGTGCTTCGCCTGGGTGTCGACGTCGCGCGCTTCGGTGCCGACAAGACGGTGGTCGCTTCGTACTCCGGCGTGACCGCGCAGATCGAGGAGTCCTGGTCGGGAACCGACACGGTGTCCTCGGCCCACAAGGTGCTCCAGATCGCTGAGCGCCTGAAGGAGGAGCGCAAGGCGCCCTGGGTGGAGATCCGAGTCGACGCCGTCGGTCTCGGTGCCGGTGTCGTGGACACCCTGAACGCCCGAGCGACGCTGCTGCCGGATCCGTGGTTCACGGTCTACGAGATGCACGGATCGGCGGCCCCTCCGGCGGATGTCGGCGGTTCGGTCTACGGCTTCTACAACGCCCGTGCGTACTGGTTCGAGCAGCTTCGCCAGAAGATGCGAAACGGCTCGGTGAAGTTCATCGACCCTGATGAGCTGATCGCAGACGACCTGAAGATGGTCTTCTACTCGATCAAGAACGGCCGCCTGCTCATCGCCTCCAAGGAGGACATGCGCAAGGAGTACGGCAAGTCTCCCGACTACGCCGACGCCATCGCGTACGCGGTCGCCCCGGTGGCCGAGGGTCTGCGCCAGGGCGACGTCCTCACCGAGACGGCCGACGCGATGGCCAGCTCGCTGGTCGAGGACAACGAGTACTGGGCGGAGGAGATGATCTCGCCCTACTGACGGAATCCTCAAAGTGAGCTGTAGTTCCAGGAGCACCATGTGCACGGAACTCAAGGAGGACGAGTGGACATCCAGACCTGCCCGCGCCGGATGCGGGAGATGGGCCCCTGGGAGAAGTCGGAGGGGCAGGACGAGTGGCGGGAGGAACCGCGCCGCGCCGGGGAGGCGGTGCCGTACTGCTCGTTCTGCGGATCCTTGCACCCGGGCAAGTTTCTGAAGCTGGTGGCCGAAGGGTGGTCGGTCGGGCCGACCGACAAGAACTACAAGGCATACCTGCACCCGCCGCGTTCCGAGCCCGACGGCGCTGCGCAGATCCAGGCGAAGTTCTACTACCAGCACCTCTCGGGAGCCCAGCAGCAGCAGTTCATCGACCTCTACAACCGTCAGGTCATGCAGATCTCCTACCCCGGGCACTTCTACGTGCTGCCGTTCTTCATGCGGATCGCACCGGAGGATCCGGTACCCGGCAACGGATCGGCGTGATGTACGACCACGCAGAAGCGGCACGGCGCAGGATCATCGCCCGGTCTCAGCACGCCGGGCCGGTCGGCCGGAAGTATGTCGAACTGGCGAACCTCCTTATGACTGGCCCTGATTCACCGCTCAGAACGACCGCAATGAAGAAGCTGGCCGACTCCTGCGACAATGCAATCGCTCTCGTGGAAAAGGTCCGCCAATCCCCTGGAAACCCCTCTGCGAGACGCAGGTCGCCAGGTCAATCGAGCAGTTAAGGTGATCGCATGCAGATGCCGAAGCCCCTCGAAGAGATGTCTCACACGGAAATCACGACCTTCGTGAGCAACCTCGAAGCGCGCAACGAGGAGCTGATGGGTCTGGTCTCCGACGAGATGCGGGAGGCCGGTGAATTCGGCCGGGCCCAGCTCGCGATCGAGGACATCGGATGGCGCCCGCTGATGGGACTCTCCGACAGCGCCAACTCCTTCACGCTCGACTCCCTCCACCATGCGAGCGAGCTGTGCCGGGCCGTGGCCACGGTGAACCCGCTCGTCGGCCGAGGGCTTCGGGTGCGCACCGGCTACGTCTGGGGATCCGGCGTCTCCGTGGTGCCGAAGGAGTTCATCCAAGGGCCCGGCCGACCGAGGACTGTGAACCTGGAGCCGGAACTTCCCGAGGGCATCAACGAGGTGCTGACCGGAACGCTGGCCCAGCTCGAACTGGAACGGACCTCCGGCACCGACGGCAACCTCTTCTTTCTCGTGGACCGCCGCACCAAGGAAGTCCTGCGCGTGCCGTTCGAGGAGATCACGGAGGGTGTCAGCCAGCGCGGCAACCGGGAACGCCTGCTTTACATCCGGCGCACCTGGAACGACTGGGATCTGGAGCTGGACTTCGAAGCGAACATCGAGCTGAATCCGGTCACAGCACCGAAGGCCGCTGCGCGCGGGCGCACCTGGATGAAGGCCGACCGGGACAGCTTGTCGGGCGGATCCACCCGGGCCGGGTTCTCCTTCCGGGACGTCTGGTATCCGACACCCGCTGGCATCCGGGCGCTCGGCCGGAACCGGGGCGCCGCGCAGATCGCTGGCGACAAGGTGGACCACACGAAGGTGCTCGTGCACGTTCCCTTCAACCGGCTCACCGGCTGGCGCTGGGGCATTCCCGACGTGCTGCCTGCGGTCTGGTGGACGAAGGCGTACAAGGAGTATCTGGAGAACTGCGCCACGCTCACCAAGGCGTACGCGCGATTCGCGTGGAAGGTGACATCGGACCGTTCCCGGTCCGTACGCCGCACCGCTGCCGCGATGGCCCAGGCACCGCGCACCGACCCTTCCACCGGTCAGCCGCTGAACGTGGGCGCCTCGGCCGTGCTGGGGGCCGGGCAGGATCTGTCTGCCGTCGGCGGCAATACGAAGGTGGACTTCGACGCCGGTCGTCCCCTCGCTGCCATGATCGCCGCAGCTCTCGACGTTCCGCTTCCGGCTCTGCTGGAAGACCCGTCGATCGCGAACAACGCGGCGGCCACCTCACTGGACACTTCCACGATCCTCGTGATGCAGGCCCGGCAGAAAGTCATGGACGACATGTTCCGCGAGATCTTCAAGACGCTGGGCCTGAAGGTCCGCCTCCGGTGGCCGGAGATCTCCGAAGAGCCGGTGCACCGCAGGCTCCAGGCGCTCGACATGGCGATCCGCCTCGGTCTGTTCTCGGCCGACGAGGCACGGGCCATGGTGGTCGACGCATGGGGCGACAAGTGGGAGGACTTCGGCCGCGAAGCGCCCGACGTCGAGGATCTGCCCTACGTTGCGGGCGGAAGCGGGCAGGGCGAACCTCCGAAGACGGAGGAGCCTAATTCCTCGGAAACCCCCGGTAATTCCGAAGGAAGTGGCACTGAAGGAACCGGTGGGCCTGGTGCACCGGCCCCCCTGAAGGCGGGAAATTCCCGTTCAACTGACGCGCCGAAGCAGCCGGAACCGATGTCCTACGCAGACCACGAACTGCGAGACGAATGAACTTCATAGCATCCTGCCGAGACTTTTCGCCTCGGATGCTATTACGCTGTGCTCGTCGATGATCAGTGAGGGGGCTCATGTCCACGGAAACCCTGCGGGAAACCGCGATCCTCTCCGAGGACGCCCAGTCTCCGGAGAAGGGCATCTGGCGGGCACTCCTCATCGCCGCCGACGTCCAGGGCTCCAGCGGGTTCTACCCCGCCGAAGTGCTCAAGAGGGACGGCGCTCGCGCCTTTCCTGCCGGGACCCACATCTACTTCGACCACCCTTCCGAGTCGGAAGAGATGGACCTCCCCGAGCGAAGCGTCCTGAAAATCGCCGGGTACCTTCTCGACGACGCGACCTTCGAAGAGACACCGGAAGGACGCGGGCTCTTCTCCCGAATCCAGTTCACGGAGAAGGCCAAGCCGATCGCCAAGGAGCTGCACAGCGTGATCGGTCTCTCGATCCGTGCAGCAGGCCAGATCGAGGAGACCGCTGGGCAGCGTATTGTGCGCAGCATTCAGCAAGGTCTCTCTGTTGACCTCGTCACCCGCGCTGGAGCGGGAGGAAGGCTCGTCACCATGACCGAGTCGGCCACGCCGGAGTCCCCTCCGGCCGAGCAGACCGCGAATGCCGCCACTCAGGCCGCAGCCGCGATTCCGTCCACCATCGGAACGGGCGCCCTCCTCAGCGAGGTGGCCGCCCTCAAGGACACCCTCTCCGACCGCGTCGAGCAGCTTTCCGTCGACGTGGCGCGCATGGCTTCGCAGATCCAGGAGTCGCGCCGCCAGTCCGAGAAGCAGGCAGCCGAGAACGCCAAGCTCCAGGAAGCGATCACGTACCTGCGTGACCGCGCCGAGACCGCCGACAAGGCGCTCAAGGAGAGCAAGACGACCGGTGACGTTCTCACCGAACTCCTGGAGGCGAAGCTGCCGCTTCCCTCCATGATCCGCATCGCGCAGTCCTACCGTCCGGACCAGGACCTGCACGAGTCGATCACCCACGAGCGCGAGTACCTGAAGCAGCTCCGACGGGAGACCGAGCGCGGCGCGCTCAACGAGGGCCGCGAGCCGTCGGGCCTCGGCCTGACCGAGTCCTCGACGTCCTTCTCCTCCACGGGCGACAGCGATCTCGCCGAGATCCGAAGCCTGCTGGGCGGAGGTGCCTACTGATGGCCACGAACGAGATCTTCAAGTACGCGGACTGGATCTCCCTTCCGCTGCCGCTCCGGGGCAGTGACCCGGCGGTCAACGACGACCCCACGATCAACGGCGACCCGGTCAAGATCGGCTCGATCGTCGGCTTCGCGCAGGAGGTCGGCGGCAAGCCGGTCACCTACACGACCGGCATGACCACGGTCTCCGTCGCGCGCAACACCGCGAACTCGCTGGAGCCGGGCTGGGCGTCCATCGCCCTCACCGGTGCCTTCGCCTTCCCGGTCACGGGCTGGGACGCGGAGGAGATGGGCTCCGGTACGCCGGTCGGCATCAACGTCGCCGCCGGTTCGACGCGCGCCACGCTGGTCGCGAACTCCGAGGCCGACGGGTGGTTCGGCGTCATCGTCGGCCAGACCACGGCCGGAGTTCCGATCGTCCGAGTCGTCCAGCCCACGCCGGGCGACACCAACGCAGTGGCCGACAAGCTGGCCACCGGTTCCTGAGAGGAGGAATCTGAGACATGAGCGCGATCACCTTCCTCGACGGAATCAAGGCGACCACGAACCCCGAGTTCGAGCGCATCGCCGAGGCCCACAACAAGCGTCGGGTCGCCATCCGCGAGTCGGCGGACTCCCGCCTGCTGAAGCTCAACAAGGCCGTCGAGTTCCTGCGCCTCAAGCGTGAGGCGGAGTTCGGCTCCCCGGTCGCGATGGGCCGCCTGCGCGAGGCCGTCTCCAGTGGCGACTTCCCGCTGCTGTTCCAGTCGATCTCGCAGGCGAGCATGCTCGGCCAGTACGCGGATCTGCCGCAGCAGTGGCCGACCTTCTCGGTGCGCACCACGGTTCCGGACTTCCGTCCGGCCCGCATGGTCCGCTGGGACACCGTGGCCGGTCAGTCGCAGACGACTGACTACAACGGCGGCGCCGAGCGTCACGTCCGGGCCCTGCCGCGCATCCCGGAGCTGACGGAGTACCCGACCTTCAACCTCACCACCGAGGGCACGGACTACTTCGTCAACAAGTACGGCGCCCGCTTCCCCTTCTCGTGGGAAGCGTTCATGAACGACGAGCTGCGGGTTCTCCAGCAGCTTCCCACCGAGATGGCGCGGTGGGCGCGCGACACCGAGGACGTGCTGACGACCGGTGTTCTGGCCACGGCAACGGGCCCGAACGCGGACTTCTTCAACACGACCGAGGACTTCGGCGGCCAGGCCCCGGCGGGCAACTACGTGCCGGGCAACCCGCCGCTGACGCTCGACGCGCTGGAGCACGCGATCAACTACATCGGGATGCGGCAGGTCAACGGCCGCCAGGTCCGGGTGCAGAACTTCGTGCTCCTCGTTCCGCCGTCTCTCGCGCTCACGGCGCAGGAGATCGCCCAGGGAACCACGTACCTCCGGGTGCGCCAGCTTCCCGACGGCACGGAGATGCGCCAGAACGTCTCCTCGCCGGTCGCGGGTCGCTTCACGGTCGTGGAGTCCCCGTGGCTGCCGCTCATCGACACCTCGGCGAACGCCGCCTCGACCTGGTACCTGGTTCCGGCCGGTGGCCAGACGGAGCGCGGCCCGGCCATCGTCACCGCGTTCCTGCGCGGTCACGAGACCCCCGAGGTCCGCGTGATGGGCGACACGGGCCGTGCGCTCGGCGGCGGCGAGATCAACGCCTTCGAGGGCTCGTTCTCCCACGACGACATCCAGTACCGGGTTCGCTCGATCATCGGCGCTGCCGGTATCGACGCCTCGGCGGTGGCGGTCTCGCTGGGCACGGGCGAGGAGGCGGCGCTGTCCATGGCCTCCATCGGCGGCGGCTCGGTCTCGGGTCCCTCGGGTTCCTGAACCGGTGAAGCCGGGCGGCGGGTGACCCGGGATTGATCCCGACCGCCCCTGCCCGGTCCCCGTTCCTGCCGGGCAGCAAGAGGGTCCCCCATGTGCGACTGGGGGGCCCTCTTCGCGTGCAATTGCACGAGGTAGCCAGCAGGAACTGGCGTAAAGCCCCCCACCTCGGGTATCTTATGGGTGTGGCGAGGACTCACCCTCCCCGCCCAAGAAGGAACCGTCCTTGTGCGAGTCCCCCTAGGACTCCGTCACGGCCACGTTTCTTCTCCTTTCCGAAGAGCCCCCGCCGCAAGGTGGGGGCTTCCGGATTTTCTGGGCCGTTTTCCTGCCGTTGGTCCGCGATGCCGTACGCTCCTCCTGAGAGACAAGGAGTGACCGTGGCAACACCCGACGAGACGCGGGATCTCAGGATCGCAGCTCTCCGGGAAGCGGCGGGCACCTTCGCCACCACCCTGCCGGAGCCGGGTGAGTACACCGACGCGGCGACGCAGGTGATGCTGGAGAGGGCGAACCGCTTCTACGGCTGGCTCGTTGGCGTAACCCGGCTCATCCTCAGAGTCGGCCCAGCGGTCGGCGAAGACTCCGACGTGACCTGGCCGAAGCACACTGCCGAAGAGGGAGAAACCGTGCAGATCAACACTGGCGAGAAGTTCAGCGTCGCGATCGACACCCGGGACGCGGCGGGCTACCCGACCGACGCCACCGTGGAGTGGTCGGTGGCCGACGAGACGATCGCGACCGTCCAGCTCGACGCGGGCGACGACCAGAAGGGCTGGGTCATCTCCGGCGCCCCGGGCAGCACCGTGCTGACCGTACGCGTCACCGACGTCGAGCCCCCGCTGGAGGCGACCCTGGCCGTGGACGTGGTTCCCGCCGGGACCGCGACCGTCCAGATCAACGCCGGTCCGGCCGTTCCGGAGCAGGACCCGCAGCCCGATCCGCTGGCGCTCACCGTCACCGAGGACACCTCTGACGCCTCGCGCATGACGGTCACCGTCACCGTCGACAACAAGGGCGAGGGCGCGGTCTCCGTGGATCCGGGCGACGGCAGCGGCGTCCTGGCCAACCCGGGCGACGGCACGCCGGTCACCCACGTCTACACGGCGCCGGGCGACTACACCCTCGTGGTCACCGACGACGACAACGCCACCCGTGGCGGCAGCCAGGCCGTGACGGTTCCGTTCACCGCCTGACCCGGAAGACACCGAAGGCCCGGCTCCCCCGAGGGGCCGGGCCTTCGGCATGCTCACAGTCCGCAGATGCACTCCGGCCGACCAGGCGCCCGGAACCGGCAGCGGCCCGGTACGTGGGGTTCATGCCTGCACAGGGCGCAGTTCTCCGGGATGAGCGCCCTCACGTCGGAGACGACGCGCTGTTCGGCCAGACCCTGGTCCGGGTCGAACTCCAGCTCAGGCGATCCGGCCAGGTTCTCCATGCCCTCGATGTGATCTCCTCGCTCCAGGCGGGCCTGGGTGAGGTACGTGAACAGATCGAGGGATTCTTCCCAGGCGTCCTTCAGGGCGTCACGACCGTTGTCGGTCTCCAGAATCCGGCCGTACTTCCTCTTGCCGTAGGCGCGGCGCTCCTGAATCGCCAGGATCATGATCTCCTGCACCGGCAGCTTGCCCGGCTTGGGTGCGGGCTGATCCCTCTCGGGATCTCTGACGTCAGCCACGAAGCTCCTCCTCGAATGACACCTGCACGTTGAAGTTGCGGTGACCCAGCAGCATGGCGAGCAGGTCTGTGATGCCGTCCTTCGCCTCGGTCCTGCTGTGCCCTTCTGCGGTTGCCGCCCCGAAGTGCGGCGGGTTGTCCACCGAGACGACCCACTTCTTGCCTTGATCGTTCCAGCGCCCCTGCGCCGTAAAGCTCTCCACGTCTTCCTTTCTCAGGAGCGGCGCCAGCCGCCCCACCTCTCTGAAAGCTCTTTCGCCGTGCGCCACCGGAGGCAGCGCATCAGCTTGCTCCACACGGAGCGCACTCCGTACGTCCGGGGTGCGGCGTGTTCACCCATTGCGCGCTTCCCTCTCGCGCTGCTGCTGGTTGACGTCGCGCCGGGCCGCCTCCCGCTCACTCTCCGGCCAGCGGAACGCCGCCCACCACAGTTCGGTCAGACGGTCCAGCGCGGGTTCATGTCCTGGTGGGGTTCGGCGGGAGACCCAGACGGGCACGAAGCTCACGATTCTCCTCCTCCAGATACTGCATCCTCAGCTCCTCGTCGGCCGCCGAGCCCTCACGCACGTATGCGTAGTGCTCGCCGAAGTGGCCACCGTCGGGACCGACCGGCTCGGCGCATTCGAAGGTGCGGCCCGCCTCCGTCCAGGTGTGGCCGCAGAGAACCCGGCGGCACCGGCTGTCCACCTTCTCCTCGCCGGACGTCAGGAACAGTTCCAGCTTGTCGGCCACGTGGCCCCTGCCGATGTCCCCTTCAGCGTCCTTGCGGAGCGTCTGGACGTAGACGCTGAGCAGCCTTCTGGCCGTCTGCCACTGCTGGCTCCGGTGCGACACCAGAACGGCGTGCTGCCGGAGGTCTTCCAGGTTCTCCTCGTGCATGTGGGCTTCGCAGGCGAGTCCCTTGTCGACGCACTTCAGGAGTTCTTCCAGACGGGTCAGCCGGGCCTGCGGGTCCAGCTCCAGGAGGCGGTGCCACCACTGGCCGGGCGTGAGGCACACCCCTTCAGCGGGCTCGCTGCGGTCCTCTCCTGCGCGCAGTCTCTCGATCTGCCCCGTCAGGTCATGCACCGTGTTCAGGTCTTCCAGCATCACGCCTCTTCTCCGTATTCGGGATCGCGCAGATGCGAAATGATCTGCTGCCATTCCCGATCGATCTCCATGCGCTCCTCGCGCGTGATCGGCCTGGGCCGCCGATACCTGTACCGAGTGCATACCGCTTCGTCGTGCAGGTAGCCGGTGTCGTCGAACTGAAGGCAGCAGGGGTGCAGCGGATCCTGCTCGATCCCCTTCTTCGCTCGGGCCCACCATTCAATTTCAGCTTCACGACGTGCAGCCTTGGCCTTCTGCCGCCATCCGCTCCACAGCAGGAACGTCGCGACATACAGAGAGATGATGGAGAACGGCCACAGGCCAGCCACCACGAACAGGACGCTCACGGCGACACACCCGAGCGACGCGGAGAAGTCCCTGAACGCGTTCTTCTGATGACTGGCCATGCAGCTCACCTCCTTCAGCTCGGCGGAAGCGCCTTCCGGGTTCCGGCACAGGTAACGGCCGTGCCGTCCATGGAGATGCGCTCCGTGAGCGGTACGTCGATCGGGCTCCGGCCGCAGCACGGCATCAGCCCCGACCCTTCGGGCGGGCAGGCGTGGACGATGGTGTCCTCCTCGCCGATCACGAGCGTGCTCAGCCGCTCGAACTCGGTCGACAGGACGGCCAGGGCCCGCCCCACCGACTCCATTGCGGCACGCACGTCACCGAGATCGACGGCCAGCTTCTCCAGGCGCTCGGCGTCGCTCACCTGCTCAGGCTCGGGTTCCTGCTCGACCTCCGGGAGCGGCACGCTGATCGTGTCCTCTTCGGCGGTCGTCTTGTCCTCGCTCACGATTCTTCCTCCTCGCCACGGCGCCGCAGTTCGTTCACGTGGCTGCCGTCGTACCTGACCTTGTCCAGACCGGCCACGCCGAGAGAGGTGACCATCCGGTCGACCTCGTGCAGCGCCGCAGCGGCGAGCTGTGGGTTCTCGAACTGGCCGGTCTTCTGCATCCGCTCGTACTCGTCGATCAGCAGGGCGCTGGCCACGCGGAGCTGACGCAGGCTGATCTCCAGGGCGCGAACGCGCTCGTCACTCATCGTCTTCCTCTCCAGGCTCCGGGATCCGGTAGCCCTTGCGGCCGAGCTGGAAAGCCAGACGGCCGACAGCCTCACTGTCTGCGGGTTCACCTTCCGCCCATTCGGCCACCACCTGAAGGACTTCGCGGGCCGCCCGGTCGGTGGGCAGGAACCTCACCCAGTCGATCTTCCGGCCGTTGTGGTCCTTCATCGTGTCCAGCTCGACGGGGCCGTAGAACCTGCCCTGCATGTTGGCGACCGGGACGAACCAGGGTTCGTTGCCCGGATCCCAGAAGGCCATCACGTAGCCGTCGTCGGAAAGCCTGAACTCCCAGCGGGTGCGGGAAGGAATGATCATCCCGACAGCCCCCAGTCGGCACGGCGCACCCGGAGCAGCCAGCGCTCGACCGCAGCGACGTCGGGCTCACCCAGGATGGCCGTCTTCGTCGAGTCGAACCGGACCTCCGCCTGGCGCATGTACTTCTTGGCGCGCGAAGGGTCGTCTGCGATCTGGCTGCCCACCTGAAAGACCCAGTCCGGATCGATCTCGCTGGCGTTGCTGCGCAGGTTCACCACCAGCTCGCCGGAGCGGTAGAGGTGGAAGCCCTGCTCGACCAGACGCACCAGGTGCCGGGCGTGCTTCTCCGTGCGCTTGCGGGTGTCGGCCGAGAAGCTGCCGTCACCCCGGTTCTTCAGCCGCTCGAACTGACTGGTGGCGTAGCCGAGGTAGGAGTCGCGCACCTTCTTGGCCGACAGGAACGAGCGCCGGAGTCCGATCAGGTCGTCTCCCAGGTTGTCGACGTACTCGTACCGGTCCAGCCACAGCAGCTCGGAAACCGACGGGTTGCCGTTCAGGCAGAGCGTGACGAACTTCTTTGCCTCGTGCAGCGTCGTGTCGGGATCCTTCGAGACCACCGACTCCTGCACTTTTCCGAGGCCGAGAACTTCGCTCGTCGGCGCCGCGAAAACCCCCATGTAATCCACATCGGAATTCTCGTGGTTCAGTCCGTATGCCGTGGAGCCCACGACACCTTTCAGCAGAACATTCACGTTTCTCTCCTCTCCGCCTTGCGGTACTTACGGGAGCTGACGGGAGTCCCGCTCCTCGTCCGGCTCCTCCTCGTCGGGTGGTGGCGGGAAGCCCATCTTCTCCAGAGTCCAGCCCAGGTCACCCGTGTCGTATCCGGCGCCGTCGTTGACGTCAGCGATCCACTTCCAGACCGCCCTCACCAGGTCGTCGCGCTGCTGCTCGGCCTTCACGCGCGCCTCGTGGGGCGTCATCGTGCCGAAGGCGTCGCGCTGCACCGTGATGATGTACTTGTCGGTGGACTCGGCCACCTTCACGCCCATCTCCACCTTGTCGCCACGGTTGGCCAGGTGGTCCACGCGATCGGTGAGAACCGTCTCGGAGTAGTTCGGCCCGGCGCCGATCAGGCCCCGGCAGGCGCCGACCCACATCGCGACCATTTCACGGGCGGGCTCCAGGTCCATCGTCGCGGTGCCGTTGCGGTACTCGGCTGCCCGGATGCCGACCTGCGCCATCTGCTCCGTGATCCACCGCTGGGCGACCGCATCCTCCAGGACAGCTTCGACGACAGTCTGGGCGTCTTCGGCGGAGAGCTTCTTTGCGCTCTTGGGTGATACCTGCTTCAGCACATCCAGCAGGACTTCGCCAAGACCTTCCGTTGCCTCGCTCATGATTTCCTCTTCTTCAGTCCGGTCTCGGGGTCCTGAATTTCTTCAGCTTCCGCCCAGCAACCAACGTCGCAGGGGAAGGCGCCCCTGATCGCGTGATTTGGATTCACTCCTCCGGTCACGAAGACGGTGTTCAGGGTGTGTGTTATGCGGCTGAAGGCCCGCTGGGATCCTGTCGTATGGAAGATGCAGACATTCGCTCACATGCGGCGAGTCCTCGCGATCGAGATCGTCAAGGTCAAAGTGGACGAAAATCCGAAGCTGACGGTCGCACTCCACATTGCGGTACCGGCGGCAAGCGGGACGGGCCGCCGATTCCACAGCGACCATGCGTAGCGCCTGATCGAGGATGGCCCGAGCCTCCTGAACGGTATTCGCCTGCATCGTTTTGTAGCCGGTCTCGGCATACTGGCTGGCAAGTTCCGGATCGTCACCGTCAAGATCCTTGACGGCAAGGTGAATCGTCATGCGCAACGGACGACTTGCTGAGCCCATCTCCGGGAAACGCTCACGCAGAGCGTCGTCGATCATGTTGATCGCCTGATTGATGACCTGCCGTGCGGAGATGGCGGTGTCGGCGGTGAGCCTCTGATACGTCATGATCGAATCCCTTTTCTTCGTTATCGGTATACGAATTTCCTGCTGCACTTACTGGGCGTTTCGTAGATATTCATGTCACCATCCGCCCGGGGCCGTCAGGCCAGTCGCCTTCTTCTCCACCGGGCACTCGTCCTCGGGGCACCGGTCCGTGTCGCGGACCATGATGAGGTGCTTCAGGCTGCGCTCGCCGCTGGCGAACGCCACGTCTCCGTCGGCATCCCGGGCGACGATCCAGTCCGTGCCAGCCGCCTCGATCTTCACGCAGTCGTAGTGATCCCGGCCGAATCCGCCCTGGGCGAATCCGTGGATCACGTCACCGATCTTCAGCGGTTCTCCACTCACGGCCCTTCCCTCTTCCTCACCACCAGTGGCGGTAGATGTAGTTCCCTCGCGGCAGTTCTCCGCGCCGGATCAGATCGGCGATGACACCGCCCAGTGATGGAGTGAATGCGCGGGCGGCGAAGAACTCGCTCTCGAAGACGGCTCCTTCGAGGTCCATGTGTTCCGGCGGGTTGGCGTCCACCGTCACGTCCTCGGGGCGCTCGGCGATCTTGATACTCAGCCAGTAGTCGAGCTGGGTCATGCCCTGCTTGACCTTCGACTCTCCTGCCTCGCGGTCCCAGCCCAGGTAGATCTCGGTCTGGTCGAAGCCGTACAGCTCCTCCTCGAAGTCATCTTCCGAGGCGAACATGTACACCTTCTCCGCGTCGTTGCAGAGGTTGGGACTGTCCCTCTGGCAGCCGCGCAAGGAGTTGTACTTCTTGCCGTAGACCCGCGAGGCGATCACGTCGATGGGGATGTAGCCGGATCCGTCGCCGATTTCGGCATGTGGATCCAGCGTGAAGTAGCCGACCGCTTCGTACTGTGCAGACGTCATTGTGCGCTCACCCCTCCTTCCCACTGCTTGACGATCTTCTGCGCCATCCTTCTCGCGTGGATCACGAAATGTTCGAAGGCGCCGTACCGGTCGATCTCCTCCAGTGCCGCGTTGAAGAGATCGATCACCATCCGAACGAACCGAGGATCCATCAGCGCGATGAGCTGCGCATCGGCCAGGGTCACCTCGTTGTTCGGGTCCGACATGCAGTCACCCATGACCATGTCGCCGCGCTCGTTCATCACCCCGACCACGCGCCGGTCGTCCTCGGCTTCTTCGACCGCGAGCTGCCAGTCCATCCCCGAGTCGTTGCCGGAGACGGTGTACAGCCGCATGAGGATCTTGCGCGCGGCCCGGATCTCATTCCTGGCGGCTTCGACCTCGGCTGCATCGAGCGCGGCCATCAGTTGCTCAGATCCGCGATGATCCGGAAACCGATCGCGTTGACCGGCGGGATCTCGGCCTGTCGCAGGAAGCGCTGGATCTGACCGCGCCAGACCGCCATCTGCTCCTCGGTGAAGTCGGCCATGTCGACCGGGTGCGGCTCCAGCGGCTCGGCGCTCTCGCAGTACGTGGTGATGAACAGCTCCTGGCTGGCGTAGCTGCCCGCCTCCAGGTAACCCAGGTCGGCCCCGGTCTCCGCGTTGTACTTCCGCAGGGCGCCCTTCTCTTCCAGGAGTTCCTTGAAGTGGCTGCCGACCTTCACGCAGAAGGCCAGGTAACCCCTCGCGTACTGCCTCACGAAATCCACTCCTCTTGGCGGGGTGCGATGTTCAGGATCTGGGCGCTCGTGCAGGGCCAGGAAACGCGGCGGCCCATGCGGTAGAACTCGTCGGAACCGGTGTCCTGGTTGCGGACCTTGACCCACTTCCAGTCGACACAGCGGGCGCAGACCTTCCGGCTCACGTTGGCCCGGTTCGCGCCGTACTCGTCGGTGGGCCGGTGCCCGAAGTCGTCGTCGGCTACGAGCTGAACCGCGATCTCCTGGAAGCGCGGGTAACAGACGGCGCAGGGCTCCAGGTCGCGGATCGCGGCCAGGTCGATCGAGATCGCCTCGGCGGCCGGAGGCTTGTCCCCGGCGCAGCCGCAGTACGGGTCGCCGCACCGGCAGGCGAAGATCATGTGGCCAGCCCCACGGGCCCGGCACTCAGGGTCCTCGTGGAAACGCCTCGCCCTGCGGGAGACGTAGACCGTGTTGGATCCCTCGGTGAGCGACATCAGCGCGACGGCGAGCTTCACTTCTCGCCACCCTTCGCGGCCTCGTTCGCCAGCTTCTCCTGGTGCGCCTTCTCGGCGTCGATGTCGGCCTTCAGGTCCAGCCGCTCGTAGGTCATCCAGCGGCCGGTGTCCTTCTGCCACTCGTAGACCGTCACGCGGATGATCCGGCTGGAGCCCTCACGGATCAGCTCGCGCTCGCCGTTGATGCCCGCGTAGCAGGTGGACTTCGAGCGGAACTTCTTCTCTGGGAGCGGCGCCGCCGCCGTGAACGGCACGTACTTCCAGGTGTAGGTGGGCCTCTTCGTCGCCACGTTCCTTCTCCTCTCCGATTCCGCCCGTCAGCCGGGCGGCTCTTCTCGCATCCGCGCCATCAGCTCATCCAGCGAGCCGACCGGCGGGGTGCGGCCGTCCCCGAAGGTGACGACCCTCCATGCTCTGTACTGGTCGAGAGCCCACTGGCCGGGGTCAACCCCTTCCGGTGGACCTTCTGCGTCCATGCACATGCGCTTCCTCCCTTCCACCCGGCGAGCCGGGCCGCATGGAGGATAGCGCACTGTTCGAATGGAACTTGCCTGTGAAACAGGAATGTTCGATATGCAGGTATCCGGTTACTGCGAGTTTGCGACGGCCGCAACCGCGACGGTCTTGCCCTCGGGCCCGACGTGGGGCGAGAGGAGCTTCACGAGAACCGGCATCTTCGGCTCGTTGCGGTGCATGGCCGCCCGGGTCTCCAGCAGTCCGGCCCCGCGCAGTGCCGCCACCTGCTTGATGATCGTGGTGGCTCCGGCGTTGCGACCGGCAATGCCGGGGTGGAGCTGCATCAGCCCGTCCAGCGTCACCGGGAAGTACTCGTCCTCAGCACCCGCCTCTCGCGAGGCCGCGTCGAGGATCACGTAGAGCCGGAAGGCGCCGTGCGGGACGTTCGGGGTCAGGGCTGCCGCGAGGACGCGGTCGGTCGGCTGCATGTGCTTCTCCTTTCCGAGAACCACAGTACACCCTTTTCCACCGTCGAGCGCAAGGCTTAGCGAGAAGCACCTTTGAAGCCCGTGAGCATCACGTACCTCCTTCACCACGAAGCCGCCTGCGCCCGCCTGACGGCCTCAGCCACCCACCGACCGCCGCAGGGCCGCACCGACCCCTACGCGCGCCCTGGAGCGCCGCCCAGCCGCCCTCCGGGCCTCACCCTGCCGACCGCCTCAGCCACCAGATCTTTTTGGAGCGAAGCGACTCCTCCGTCCTCCCGCCGCCAGGCCGGGCGCCAGCCCGGATGGCGGGCCCTTGCCTACAGGTACAGACAGGAGAGAGGAGGATGTTTCTGTTCTTAAAGAGTGGGTGGTTCCGCAGGTCAGGGCATAAGTCGGGGGTTCGATACTCTCGTTTTTCCGGACGACTGGCAGCCAAAGTTAATCGCCATGAATGGGTGCGAATCGGACACGACATACCCCTCCATACCCCCGGGCTGCCAGGGTCCAATGTCGACACTGAAGCCCTTGCTCGCCCGACGCCCGCTACACCCTCTGACCTGTGTATATGTGCACGCAGTGATGACTACCCCTTGGCAGATTCGGGATACCCCTCAACTTCCAAGTCCGATTCGGTCCCCGAACCAAATGGAACCGCAGGTCAGGGGAGTCATACCCTCGGTGGGTATTAATTCGGACTTATTGGCAATAAACCCCTCAACTCGGGCTGCTCTTGTTGGTGGCATGTCAAGTTGACCGCCCGGACCACCCGTCGAATCAGGACATCCTGGGAGGATCTTCGTACCTTCGAAGGCTGTCGACAGCGGGCTGACCATGGAGGTGGCGCCCCGTACGATCAGGGACAACAGACCCGGGAGGTGGCTGATGGCAGCCGTAGGAACGACCGCTTCGCAGGACGTGTACCCGCCGGATTTCGGATCCGTGATCGGTCAGATCCGCGCCCTCGTGCCGGACGTCGAGCAGGTCGACTACTCGGACTCCGGCATCGCGGAGTACATGTTCAGCGACGCCCACCTGCGCGGGCTGTACACGATCGCCATCGGGGAGGGGTCGGCGAGGATCTACCGGGCGGCGGCATCGGCTCTTCGGGCGCTCGCCGTTTCCGAAGGTCTGATCCAGAAGGTCATCCGTACCGAAGACCTCCAGACCGACGGCGCGAAGCTGGCTGGTGCCCTGCTCGCCGGAGCGAAGCAGCTCGAAGACCGGGCGGATGCGGCCGACGAGGATTCCGAGATCATGATGATCGTGGACTTCCAGCCGGTGCCGCAGGACGGCTTCCCCTTCGCTCTGCACGGTTTCCCGCAGGGATGGATGGCGGGAATCGGCGGCTCTACTCTCGCGCGCTGGCTGTGACAAGGGAGATCCGGGATTCGGGTGAAGATTCCCTGAACTTGGATCCTACTGGCGCGTAGGCGGGTAGCTTCCATGGATCCAGCTTCTGGGAGAGCAGGGACCATGGAAAAGAAGGAATACGAGCCGCCGATCACCGTCTCCGAGGGAGGTGGAAAGATCACCATCTCCTACGATCAGACCGAGGTCTCCATCCCTGAGAACGGACCGGTACCCAGCGGCACCCCACCCCTCGCCTGCCGCATCTTCAACGCGCTGAAGTGCGATCTTCCGGGGCGTCTGCGTGCAGAATAGGCCCCATGGCCTCACTCAACAGGCGCAGCGCCCTGGATCCCCGCTGGCAACTGCACCAGCGGTCGGTTCCTCGCGGCCACATGAACGCGGCGGTGGAGATCTTCCGGCGGCCGTCGCAGGGTGGTGAGTACGGCTTCGATCCGATCTCTGGCGGCCTCACGATTCCCGACGGCCAGGGCGGCGAGAAGTTCCCCGAGCTGATCCTGCTGTACCGGGGTCCGGGCCGCATCGTCAACAACAAGGACTGGCGTGCCCGAGTGCGTACCCAGCGCGGTGACATGGGTACGGACCATGCGATCCGTGTGCAGGTTCCCATCCGCACATGCCCGCCGGTACACGCCAACGATCTGGTGCGCGCACTTGAGCCCGACCCGAACGATCCGGAACTCGGTCACCTGATCCTCGGGGATCCGGAGTTGGTCCATTACCTTTTCCACGTACGCAACCCGCTCATGTCCTCCAACGCATGGCTGAGGAATGTCCTCTGTGACGTGGACGCGGCGCACCCGCAAACGCTGCCGCCGCCGTTCTCCATGGAGCCTGTCGCCATGAACAACGGCGTGATGGGTCCTTGACCAGGGGAGAGGGAACCACGTGGGCCTGAAGATTGCGCTGCTCAGCCGGGACAATGGCGTGGGCCTGTCGCTGGACACCGCGCTGCTCACCGAACTTTTCGAATCGGCTGGACACGAGGTCGAATTCCACGACTGGCAGGCGAAGGAGATGCCCCGGACGGACGTCGCCTTTCACCTGGAACTGGTCAGCCGGAACCTCGCTCAGTTTGCCGACAAGAACATCGCCATTCTGAATCTGGAATGGTATCCGCGAGAGTGGATGAAGTACCTTCCGGCATTCGACCAGATCTGGGCGAAAAGTCACTACGCACTGCGCTTCTGCCGCAATCGAGGCGGTAAAAACGTGCAGCTCACCGGCTTTCTGGGGACAGATCTCTACGATCCGGACGTGAAGCGCGAGCTGAAGTGCATGCACCTGCGCGGCCGGTCGGGCATGAAGGGCACCGAGCAGGTCATCGGCGCCTGGCAGAAGGACTCCACGCTGCCTCCGCTCACGATCATCTCGAAGGACGAGGTGCACATCCCGGCCGGGCTGGAAGACCGCATCACGGTCGTCCTCTCACCCTCGGACGAGGAACGCAACCGCCTGATGAACGAGGCGGAGATCCACGTCTGCCCCTCCATCGCGGAGGGGTGGGGCCACTACATCACCGAGGCCATGTCGGTGGGGGCCATCGTGGTGACGACGGACGCCTCGCCGATGAACGAGCACATCCGGCCGGAGTGGGGCTACCTGGTCGGGGTGACCAGTACGCGCAACCATCACCAGGCGATTCTCACGTACACCTCCCCGACGCTCATCGCCGAGGCGGTGCGCCGGGCTGCCGCCCTCACTCCGGAGCGCCGTGAACAGATCGGCAAGGCGGCCCGCGCCCGCTTCTTGAAGCGCAATGCAGAATTCAAGGAAGTCGCACTGAGGCTGGTGGAGCGGTGAAGCACACGGTTCTGGTTCCAGCGTGGCGCAGGCCCGACATGCTGCACGCCTGTCTCACCCGGCTGGCCAAGGCGGCAGCCGGATATGACGTGCGTGTGGTGGTCACTCTCGACCGCAAGGGGACACTCGAATGCCGTCAGGTGGCCGAGTCGTTCTCCAGCTCCTTCTCCGAGATATTCCTGCGGGTGATGCACCATCACCAGTTTCACGGGAATTCCTACAACATCCTGTCGGGCCTGAAGGACTCCCTGGTCATTCCTGCGGATCTGATTCACGTGGTCGAGGACGACATCATGGTCTCGCTCGGCTACTTCGCCTACCACGAAGCCGCCCACGAGGCTGCTCCTGACGCCTTCTCGGTCAGCGCCTGCCGGAACCAGAACCTGGTCGGGGAGCCTCCGGCTGCGGCATACCGGCACCCCTCCTATCAGTCGCTGGGCGTTTCCTTCCGGCCCAACGTTGCCCGTCAGGCGGTCGAGCACAACAAGCCCGTTTACTACGGCGACATGGTCGGGTACTGCCGCCGGACTTTCCCCGGGAGCCTCATCCCGCCGGGGCATGCGGAGCAGGACGGCCTGTTCAACCGGATCCGGGAGCGCCAGAGCGGCGTGACGGTGTACCCGGAGCGGCCCCGGGCCTTCCATGCCGGGTTCTACGGGTACAACCGGACCGGCCGGAAACTCTCGGGCTCGATCGAGCGCCGGTCGGAGAAGATCCTCTCGATGACCTCGGAGGAGATGAATGCGATGGCGGGCCTGATGAAGGACCATGAGGTCATCGACCTGGATGAGAACCTGCCGGTCGACGAGGTGAGGGAGGCCCTGTAATGGCCCAGATCGGGATCAAGTACAACTACCGGTTCGGCGGCGCCCAGCGGTACTACGGGAGCGGCACGCCGAACGGCGCCTTCGACATCGGCCTCTCCGCCTTCGTCGTCGACCACCTGAACAAGTCCCGTCAGCGCCTCGTGCTCGACATGTCGAACGCCCGGCGCCGGGGCGAGGGTCTGGTGAGGGCGAAGTCCCGCGTGGACACCGGCCGGATGAAGTCCTCGGTCACCGGCACGGGCGACTTCGGCACGGACATCCTGAAGATCTCCTTCGGGTGGGAGTCGATGAACCCGTACTACGCCCCGTTCCAGGAGTTCGGTACGCGTACCGGGATCACTCCGATGATGGCCGTGCTCGACGCCTTCAACCAGGTGACCGCCGAACTCCAGGCCCGGATCGGGGGGCGTTGATGACTTCCCTGCTGGACTGGCAGCTCGACATCTACCAGCGCCTGGACACGGGCCTGCCCAACACGCCCGTTTTTCTGGAAGGCGTGCCCGAGAACACCGACATCATCAAGGACCCGTCGGGCTTCTACAAGCCGAGCGTCATCCTCTGGTTCGGCCAGGCATTCGACATCTCCGGATTCGGCGGCCGTCTGTCTGTGGCAGATCTCTGCGGTGTTTCCGGAGAGGACAAGGGTGTCACGAAGAAGGCGGGGTTCATCGTCGAATCCGTTGCGCCTTCCGGCCTTTCGCTTCTCCAGCTTGCTCAGGCATGCCGGGATCTCCTGGTCGGATACACGCCTGCCGAGCAGGGCGAGATCAGCGAAGCGGGATCGGGAACAGTCCGCGATCCGTACCCGGTTGGTGTCGGCGACACGCTGCGTTTCTACCTGGCGATCGGGTTCCAGGGCATCGTGAATGTCGGTCAGCACACCGGAACGGGTTCGTGAAGAATTCGCTTCGGGCGCCCGACGTCCCAGGCAGGGGCTTTCGCGGTTAGACTCCGGTCAGGCACGATCATGCCTTCCGGCCGGAGGTACGAATGGCAGCAGTGAAGAGCCTCCCCCCGTCGCTCACCATCTGGTGGGTCGACGAATCGGACCAGACGTCCGAGGGGTACGAGGGCACGTACGGCGAGGGTTTCGCGGACATCGACCACCCGACCGCCGCAGAGATCAACGCGGGTCTGAACATCTCGTGCGCACTGACCACCGACATCACGCTCGGCTGGACGGACCGCGACACGGACGACACGCGTGGCCTCTGCGACGACTCGAACGTGGCGACCCCGACCGCGAAAAACTACGAAGGCCAGCTCAACGTCTTCCTGGACCGCGACCCGAACAAGCTCGACCCGTCGATCTACAACGACGTGATGCGCCTGTTCAAGAAGCCCCTGCGCTCGGGGTACCTGGTCCAGCGGATCTCGAAGCACCCCGTTCGTGACCCGAACGCGGTGGACGACGACTGGGTCACGGTCTTCAAGTTCCTCTCCGGCGATCCCAACGTCATCAACGACGCGACCGCCCCCCTTCAGCTTCAGCCGACCATGTACGCACAGGGCCAGTCCTCGGACGGCCTCGTGCAGGTCGGCAGCACCGCGAGCTGACAACCCGTACGACCGAAGGAACGGACATGGCGCAGGACATTGCGGAGCCGGGCAACCCGGAGCCCGGCCCCGACAACTTCAGCTTCGAGGACTACCTGGAGGGGAACTCCACGTTCCCCGTGTTCAAGCACACGGCCTTCCTGGACCAGAAGAGCGGAGCCGAACTCGGCGCGGTGCTCGAAGAGCTGGACGACCTGGTCGGCAGGCTGGAGAGCGTCGAGAAGGACATCCGCAAGCGCACGGAGACCTCCGCGAACTCGTTCGTGGACTCGGTGCTCGACAGCCTCCAGGAGCAGCGCACCGAGCTGGAAGAGGAGATCGACAAGCTCTCCGCTCGGGTCGAGGAACTGAAGGAGAAGATCGTGAAGTCGGGCATCACGCTCGTCTTCCAGGTCAAGACGCCCGAGGAGCTGGGCACGGTCACCCGCGAGGCGACCCGCAAGTTCCACAAGGAGAACCCGCACTACAAGGACGCGAGCGAGAACGACCTCGACTACATCACCGCCCGCAGCCGCTACACCTTGACCGCGCAGATCTCCCACTTCTGCATCGAGGTCGAGCTGCCCGACGGCCGGAAGGTTCCGCCGCCGACGCAGAACGGCGCCGACCTCCTCCTGAAGAAGCTCATCTCCTCGGAGACCATGCGCCTGATGGAGTCCGTGGGGACCGGACTGTCGGCTTCGCGTGACTGGGCCGACAAGCTCGATGCCGGGTTTCTTGGCCGAAGCTCTCACCTGGAAGAAATCGGCATGGGTGCGACCTCTGTTGAAAACGGCGAGGTCGTGGTCCGTGCCCCCGCTGACAATGCTGACGGGGCAGCCCTCTGACTGGGCTGATGAGCGCAACCGCAAGCTGGCCATGGCGCTGACGATCCTGGAGGAGGAGACGTGCAAGCAGTGCGGCACTCCTGCCTGGATCGGCATGTCGACGAACAACGAGATCGTCTTCGATCTGAAGGGCGCTGTCTGCTACGGCTGCGCGGAGATCGAGAAGGATCGCGAGGACAGCGAGAAGCGGCGCGGGAAGATCCGCCAGAAGGGAGAGACCCGGTACGTGTCTGCACGTAACGTATGGGGCGCGGGCACTCCGCTCCCTTCCCGGGCGCACTCCTACCAGCACGACATGCCGGACGGCGACTGAAGCGGAGGTCTAGGTGGCAACGGGCTTCGATGCAACAGCTCGCATCAACCTGGACATCCGTTCTTTCGCCCAGGGCGCTCAGGCCGTCACGAAGTCCGGCGGCCAGATGGAGAAGGTCTTCTCCAACCTGAACTCCGTCCTGAGCAAGGTCGCTCTCGTGGAGAGCGGCCTTGCCGCCAAGCTCCGCACCTCGCTGACCGTCTACAACCAGATCACGTCGGCCACCAAGAACTACGCCTCCGCAGTTCAGGCTCTCCAGAAGAACGAAGCGAACAGCGCCAACGGCGCCAAGCTGATGACGCAGGCATTCCAGCAGCTCCGCTCCGCCCTGGCCTCTGTTCAGGGTCTGAGCGAGAAGGAGTACCAGCGCCTGAATCGCACGGTCACGCTGTACCAGAAGCTGGCCTCGGTCATCAGCACGCTGGCCAACGCGCAGAAGTCGATGTCGTCGATCACCCAGAACGCCATCGCCGCGCAGCAGAAGGAGGAGCAGGCCAAGCGGAAGGCGGCCGAGACTTCCCAGCGACTCGCGCTCGAAGAGCAGAAGCTGGCGATCCAGCGGGAGAAGCTGGCGCAGTCGGCCCAGCGCATTGCCCAGCAGGAGCAGGCCCTGGCCGCCGCCCGAGCCCGTACTGCTCAGGCGACGCAGAGCGCCCACCAGTCGACCGTCTCCTACTCGGGCTCCACGTTCGCCCTGCGTAACACCGTTGGTGAGCTGGAAAGCTCCTTCCAGTCGCTGTTCAACGTGTTGTCGAAGGTGCCCACGGCACTCGCCGGGGCGGCCATCTCTCAGGAGCAGGCGTTCGCCCAGGTGGCCCGAGTCGTGGGCGAGGCCGAGGCTGCCTCGGTCGGCCTGCTCGCAAGGTTCCAGGAGATCGCCCAGCAGGCGCCGATCTCCTTCGAGGAAGTGGCCCGTATCGGTCAGCTCGGTGCGGCCATCGGTATCTCCGAACAGAACCTCGGCGACTTCACCGACACCATCGTGAAGTTCTCGCTGACCACGGGCGTGGCGGCCGATGAGGCGACGCTGCTTCTCGGCCGCATCGCACAGATGCAGGACGTGCCGATCTCCGAGATCGACCAGCTCGGCTCTGCGATCCTCGCCCTCGGTACCGCGTCGGCCGCAACCGACCAGGAGATCCTGCGCGTCAACGCCTCGATCGCCACCGTATCGAACCTGTTCGGCCTCACCGCCCAGCAGACGGCCGGTCTCTCCGCAGCCCTGGCCACCCTCCAGGTCCGGCCCGAGCTGTCACGTGGTGCCCTGACCCGCGTGTTCAACGAGCTGTCCACGGCCGTCTCCGACGGCGGTACGGAGCTGAGCAAGCTGGCCAAGGTCATGGGGATGACCGACGCCGAGGTCTCGAAGCTCTACAACAACCCGGCGACGCGCGGCGACTTCCTGCTGGCCTTCATCCAGGGACTCAGTCGGGCGGCAGGAGCCGGTGGTGACGTCCAGGGCGTGCTCCGTGAACTGGGTGTCAACGCGGTCCGAGACATCGACGTGTTCTCCCGCCTGGCCAACAACGCCGATATCGTCAGCGAGTCCTTCGACCGGGCCAACCAGGAGTTCGCCAAGGGCACCGAGCTGAACCGGCAGTCGAAGGGTATCTACGAGACCACGGCGGCCGAACTCCAGAACCTCTCCGACGCCTTCGGTACCCTGCTGGCCACCCTCGGCGGCCCCCTGGCCTCGGCCATCGGCTCGATCGCCGGGCACCTGGCCGATGTCATCGGCTTCTTCGCCCACCTCGGTCCGGTCGTGCCCATCATCGGTACGCTCGGCGCCCTGGCGGTCACGGCTGCCGCCGGGTGGGCGCTCTACCAGGTGGCCCTGTCGAAGACAATCCAGTCTCTGATCGCGGCCCGCGAACTCCAGGAGCGCCTGAAGGTCAGCACGCTGAGCGCTCGTGTCGCGCTCGACATCTACCGCAACGGCTTCCAGGGCACGACGGCCGCGCAGGCTGCGGCGGCCAACTCGCAGCGTCAGCTCACGGTCAGCACGGAGGCTCTGTCGACGGCGCTCGCCGCGTCCTCGACGACGATCCGGGGCTACTCGCTGGCGGCGGCCCAGTCGGCGACCGGGCTGAACGCGATGAGCACGGCCAGCGCCAACGCGGTGCGAGGCCAGGACGCCCTGTTCGCCTCTACGCTCGCCACGCAGACCTCGATGCGCCAGCTCAGCGCCCAGGCGACCGCCTCCGCCCTGGCCATGGCCAACGTCTCGAACGTCAACCGGAACCTGGCGCTCACCCAGACGCAGATCGCAAACTCCTCCCGGGTGTTCGCTGGCCAGACGGCCATCTCCGCAACGGCCGTGGCGGGCCTGAACACCGCGACCGCCCGCGCGGTGCCGACGACCAACCTGATGTCGGCCTCCATGCGCAACGCGGCGGCGGCCGGTGCCCAGATGGGCGCCGGTATGGGAACGGCTGCCGCGTCCAGCACCGTTGCGGCCGGTGCCTTCACCCGGGCAACCACCGGCATCACGGCCTCGGGTCTGGCGGCCCGCGCCGCAGCCTTCGCGTTCGGCCCTTGGGGTATCGCCATCGCCACGGCGGGCATCCTGCTCGGTCCGCTCATCGGCAAAATGTTCGACTTCCGATCGGAGTCGGAGAAGATCGCCGACGCCGCGTTCGAGGCAAGTGGTGGCACGCAGGCCCTGGCCAACGCGATCAAGGCCGACACCGACGCGGCGGTGCTGGCGGCCGGTGGCGTGAGGCAGTACAACGCGGCGATCAAGGACGGCTCGAAGAGTGCTCTGGAGTCCATCGGCGTCTACCGCACGATCACCACCACGAAGGGCGACCTGGCCGATGCCGACGTGCGTTCGGCCGAGGCGGCGCGCACGGAGGCCAAGGAGCGGCTGCGCGCGATCGAGGCGACGAAGGGTTCGAAGGAAGCCCTGGAGGAGCAGGCCAAGGGGCACGGCACCGGAGCCCAGGCGGCGCAGCGCTACCTTCGCGAGATCGCGAAGGAAGAGGGCGTCATCAACAAGACGACCGAGGCGCTGGGCCAGAACACGGCGGCCATCGGTGAGAACACCAAGCAGTGGCTGCTCGACACCGCCCAGGCCGCAGTGGAGACGTCGAAGCTGGCCGACGGAAGTGACCTCAGCCGACGCTCCCTGGAACAGCTCGGCGAGGCGGGCGTGAACGTCGGCAGCCTGCTGGAGCTGTCCCTCTCCGACCCCGACAAGGCGCTTCGGCAGCTCGACGCTGCGATCAAGGAAGTCGGCAAGACGGCCGACAACTACGCACCGTCGGGCTCCGGCAAGCTCGGTGAGCAGATCAATAACGAGGCCGCCGCAGCCATCCGCCTGAAGAACTTCCTGGAGGCCCTGCGTACGACGATCTCCGCCGAAGACAGCGCCTCGACGAAGCTCTCGATCACCAAGGGCCTGCTGGCCGACGCGCTCGACGAGACCGGCACCTCGGCCAGCTCGGCGAGCGGCAAGATCAAGCTGACGAAGTCCGCCCTGGAGGATCTGGACACCACGGGCGAAGAGGCGCAGCAGGCGATCGACCAGCTTGCCCAGACCTTCGAGAAGTTCGGCACTCCGCTCGACGCCTTCAAGTCGGCGGCCGAGTCGGCATTCGGCAAGGCCGAGGACGCGATCGACAAGTTCTCGCTGAAGACCAAGGGTGGCCTGGATGCCTATATCAAGGAACTGGAGAAGATCGCCAAGGCGCAGCGCGACTGGTCGGCGAACCTGATCAAGATCTCCGCGACCCTCGGGCCGGAGGTCGCCGAGCAGTTCCGCAAGATGGGTCCGGAGGCGGCGCCCGCCGTCGCCGAGCTGGCCGACCTCTCGGCTAAGGAGCTGGAGAAGCTGGGCCCGCGCCTGGCCGAGATCGGCGGCGACGCCACCAGCAACCTCGCGGCGGCCATCATTCAGAACTCCGGGAAGATCGAGAACGCCACACTCCAGACGCGCACGATCATCGCCGATGTCTTCGGCAACCTGATCGACAAGGCGAAGACCAGCGAGGACTTCGCCGACGTCTCGAACCAGTACGCCAAGCTGGTGACCCAGCTCAGCCAGGTCAAGGGCGTGAAGATCGACATTTCGGCCGACGACGCCAAGGCGTTCAAGTCGCTGAGCGACCTGAGTCTGTACATCGACCTCGTCGGCAAGAAGAAGGTCAAGCCCGAGGTCGCCATCGACATCATCAAGGCGCAGGGTGACATCGCCAAGCTCCAGGAGCTACTGAAGAACGCGAACCTGAACAAGGAGGGCAAGGCCACCCTCAACACCCTGATCTTCCAGTCGCAGCTCACCCAGCTCACCACGTTCGTGGACGGCCTGGAGGCCGAGGGCAAGCTGGACGCGAAGGGCAAGGGCAAGCTGAGCGACGCGGAGTACCGGGCGAAGGTGCTCGCGATGACCGAGTTCCTGGCGTCCACGGAGGGCCAGGGTCTGCTCAACCCGAAGGGCAAGGCCCAGCTCAACGACAAGGAGTACCGGGCCCAGATGACCGCCCTTGCCCAGCTCATCCTGGGCAAGGAGGCGGCCGGTGAGTTCGACGTCAACGGTGACGGCAAGCTCGACGACGACGAGTTCAAGGCTCTGCTGGAAGCTCTGAAGCGCGCGGTCGCCGACGCGAATAAGGGGAAGCTGAATCCGAAGGGCACCGTCACTCTGGCCGGTGTCGGCACCTTCAACCGGCAGCTCGGCGGAATCGTCCAGGCCGCGTATACGGCCGGTGGCCGGATCACCAACGCGCTGACCAGGTCGGCAACCGTCTCGGTGGGTTACTACTACTACCAGAAGAACTCCCCGCCGAAGAGCTATGCGGCGGCCAACGGTGGCTGGATCAACGGGCCTGGCGGCCCGAAGTCCGACGTGATTCCGGCGATGCTCTCCAACGGCGAGTTCGTCGTGAACGCTGCCTCGGCCAAGCGCTTCGGCGCCCTGCTGGAAGTCATCAACCGGCACGGCGGCCGGGGCTTCTCCGGTGTGGCCAAGCGCCTGCTGGACTCCGGCGTGACGGGCGGCTCGAAGCAGGTCCGGGCGCGGCAGGGAGGCGCGGGGACGACGATGCTCGGCGGCAGCAGTGCGGTGCAGCAGGTTCCGCCGGAGAGCGTGTCGGTGTTCACCGCCCGGCTGGCCGCCCCGTCGCAGGGTCCGACGAACGTCTTCAACATCAACAACCAGTACCCGCAGGCCGAGCCCACGTCGACTACGATCAACAGGTCGCTGGCCTACGCAGCGACGATCAGCGGGGTGTGAGCGATGGCGACGGCATACAAGATCAACGGGTTCACGATCGGCGGCAAGGCCATCACCTCGGGGATGTACCTCCTGGAGGGCACCGAGTACGCACCGGCCCTGGCGCCGCGCCGTGCCGTCATCGAAGTACCGAACACGCACTACGCGATCCCCCAGTGGGACGATCCGCTGTCGCAGATCACGGTCTCCCTGAAGATCCGCATCGTCGATCTCACGCCAGAGGCGCTGGCCTCACGGTGGAACACCCTGATGGGCCTGCTCGGCATGGGCACGAACCAGCCCATCACCCTCACCCGGGTCCGGGGGACGATCGAGGAGACGGCCGATGCCCAGCTCGTCTCGATGAACACTCCGGACTTCTCCTGCCCGAGCAACCGGGCCGACGCGACGATCATCTTCAACATCCCCGGCGGCGCCTGGCGGGGCACCGAGACCACGGTGACCTTCTTCAACAGCTCCTCGAACACCCTGGCCAACGCGCTCTCCTCGACGGTGCCCATCGCCGATTCGCTCCTGCTGCTGAAGGGTCCGGCCACCTCCCTCACGGTCACCGACAACACCTCGACGACCTCGGTCTTCTGGGGTGACGGGTCGTCCTCGGTCAGCTCGGCGCAGTGGCTGCTCATCGACCCCCGCTACATGAGGGCCCGCCTTCAGTCCTCGGAAGTCTGGACTTTCACCACGGGAACGAACGTCACGGGCGCCCTGGAATTCCGTGGAAACGGACCGCTGACTTTTACGTCGCGCGGCTCCGGTTCTTTCGGGAACAGGACCGGTACATTCACCGTTACAACTGCTGGCGGAAACAACGGAGTGCAGGTGCGATCCAGGTACGCGGTGGTGTGACATATGGCGCTGGTGAATACGCTGGTCGTTCGCTTCCGGGCGTACGCCGCAAACGGCGCGGCGATCGGAATCCTGCCGCATCCGCTTTCCTGGGAAGCTGGCATTCCGCTCAACGACATGCCCTCGCTGACGATGACCTACCCGGACGGGTCGGACGCGGCCAACCTGCTGAAGTCGCCCTGTGAGGTGGCGCTTGAGCTGCGCGATCCCAACACGGGCACCTTCACCGAGCACCCCGGATGCCGGTTCATGAACGTCCGCCGGTCGTTCGATCTCGCCGCCCGGCCGCGCATCCTCTCCTTCACGATGCCGTCGTACGGATGGCAGCTCAAGAAGGTCCGCTGGATGGACCCGGACAACCCGCGTCTGAACAAGGACGGGCAGATCGCCTACAAGACGTCCGTGTCCCCGGCGCTTCCCGTCAAGGACATCATCGACCTCGCCAGGAACCGGGGAAACATCCCCGGCCTGACGTACGACTTCACCGGCAGTGTGGATTCCGCAGGCACTGCCTGGGGCGTCACGATGAAGGGCAACTTCGATTACGGCCAGGACGCCTGGTCGATGATCGACGCCCTCTCCCGTCAGGGCTTCTTCGACTGGCGGATGAACAAGCGCGTTCTCCAGATGTACAAGGCCGACACGACACTGCGGCGCCAGCTCGACAGCGACACGGGCGTTCACGTCCACAGCATGGTCGGCACCACCGAAGAGCCGGTCGAGCGCACCTGGGAAGACCTGGCCGGATTCATCGTGGCCGTCGGCGACCAGCAGCTCATCTCCGGCATGGTCGAGGCGCCGGACTCCGTCGAGTACCCCTGGGGGAAGTGGGACGAATCGATCTCGGCGTCAGGCGTCACCGATGTGCAGACCCTCGCTCAGATCACCGACAACCTGCTGCTCACGAAGTACAAGAGCCGCACCCAGTACACGAAGAAGTTCGTCTGGACCGAGGGTGCCCCGGTGCCGCTCGTGGACTACCGGCCGGGCGACTTCATCCGGGCGATGAGTGACGCGACGACCGGCGCCCAGAAGGCGTCGATGCGTGTCTACCAGATCACCCTCTCCGGGACGGATCCGTACGGCGTCGGTGTAGCGCTCACCCTCAACGACCGGTTCACCGACCGCGCCCTCCAGACGGAGCGCTGGGTTTCCCGTGTGTCGGGCGCGGGCGGCCCCACGGGCGGCGGAGGCACGGGCGCCGGTACGAAGCCCCAGAAGCCCGCTCCGATCGACTCCACGCCCCCCAAGGCGCCGATCCTGAACTCGGTGACCAACGAGCCGTACTTCTCCTCGCTGGGCGACCCGGTCTCGATGGCCGACGTCGCCTTCCAGGTCTCCACCAAGGACGTCGAGAACCGCACGATCGACATCCTGCGGTACAACGTGGCCGCGCGCCGGTCGGACTTCAACTGGCAGCAGGCGTTCACCGTCCAGGTGACCCAGCCTGATTCGCCGTCCACCGGCCAGGTGATCCACGCCAAGGTGCCGCTGCTGGACTCGGGCTACAGCTACGAGTTCCGGGTGCAGGCCATCCGCGATTCGGGCTACGCCTCGGACTGGTCGAACGCCATCACCCAGACGATGGGTTACCCGACGACGGCCCCCGAGATCCCCTCGGCGCCGATCCTCTCGTCGAAGCTCAGCACGGTGAAGGCCGAGTGGGACGGCAAGGACGAGGACGGCAACGCCTACCCACCGGAGTTTCGCGAAGTCCAGGTCGAGGTGTCGACCAACAACTCCACGTGGTTCCACGCGGGCGACATCTTCTCGGGCGGCGCCGGGCTCATCATGAGCGGCAAGGGCGGCCTGCCGACCTGGAACGTCGGCAACACCGTCTACGTCCGCTTCAAGGCGATGAACAGCGCCTCGGTCATCTCGGCGACTTCGGCAGTCAGCTCGATCGTCGTGCTCGGTGTCAGCGGCCCGGACATCGCGGCGAACACGATCACGGCGAACAACATCGCCACCGGCACCCTGACGGCCGAGCAGATCAAGGCCCACAGTCTCACCGTGGAGAACCTGGCGGTCGGCAACCCGTCAAACCTGGTCGTCGACCCGACGTTCTCCTCGGCCCCGCTGAACACCGCGCGCCTCACTCAGGCGACCGCTACTTCCGGTAGCGGTGTGGCTTGGTCGATAACCGCCGGGGGCGCCCTCCGGATCGACAACAACTCCGGCGCGAACAACTTCAACCGGTTCGGTTTCACCAACAACACGCTGGTGAACTACCCGCTCCAGACCTTCCCCGGTCCGTCCCTGAGCAGCAACGAACTGGCGATCCCCTTCACCCGGCCGGGCAACACGGACGGCATTTCCACCGGAAGTATCAAGTGCCGGTTCGTCGTCACGGCGACCGGCATTCCGGCCAGTCCGGGCGCAGCAACGATCAACGTGGCCATGCTGGCGCGTCAGTTCCAGAGCAGTGGTGCCCCCATCGCCACTTCGGGAACGATCCGGTCGGACTTCACGATCTCGGCGAATGGCACCTACACGGTTGAGTCGACGACCGGATGGAACCCGGCGGCCGGTACGGTCAGCTACATCCCTTATCTGTATGTAAAGTTCGAGAACACGGTGGACCCGGCCGTGGCTCTGGAGTTCACCCAGATCGAGATCTGGCAGGAGCAGTCGGTCTTCATCGGCAACGGCCTGATCAAGACTCCACTGCTCGCCGCCAACGCGGTGACCACCGACGTCCTGAACGCCGACGCCATCACGGCCAAGCACTCAATCAGGTCGGCTTACTACGAGATGACGAGCCAGTCCGGCGGCGCCGTCATCAAGATCACGGAGAATGCCAACTTCAACGGTCAGTCCGGTATCCGCTGGGACGGCCTGACGAACTACGGCCCCCGCATTTTTCAGGCCGACGCATCCGGTACTGGGGGGTGGGACCCGCGCGGCTTCGTCATCACCGGCCCGGAGCAGACGGTGAACTCCTCCGGCCGGGTGGACCTTCAGTTTGCCTACGGTGTGAACGGTTCGAAGATTACTCGACAGTACGGAACCGAGACGATCTCCGTTCAGGGAATCTACTGGGATTCCTCGGTGGCTCGTTTCCGTATCGGTGGCATGTTCAACACCGGCCATTTCCAGAACGACATGTTCCGGATGGACCGGGTCGGGTTCCAGAACGGTACGTATTCGTACGGATCGGTCACCACTCGCCGGTACTACCCGATCATCACCCCGAACGCTGGAAGTACGCCCGCAACCAGTTCAATCGTCACCTTCCCCAGCGGAACCGAGGGTGGATTCCAGTACGTTTCCTCCTCGGGAACCACCGAGGTATTCTTCATCGCCGTCTGTGGAACTCCGTGAGGAAAGATGGCTGAAATCGACGTGATCCGGCACGTAATCCGGCCGCACCAGCCCGCCAAGGGTGAGGAGTACGACCCGACACAGGACATGCTGATCGTCGTCCACAGGAACCCCAACGATCCGGATGATCCAGTGGAGTTCGGTCACCACATCCGCCTGAGTGTGGTCGCCTATCGCAAGGAGATGTGGGGGCTGGGGGACTACGCCAGTACCATCGACATGGAGCTGAAGGATCTGGAGCGGTACTACGCCCGGGAGTCCGACAATGAGGACTATGGCGTGCATCCGCTTGCGACCATCACGGAGCACTACTTCGATGCGCCCCCGGTCCGCATGAAGTCCTTCCGCCCGGACTACGTTCTGGACCGCGTCGAATCCCGGCTCACCGCGCTGCCCGGGACGACGGACGGCGCGGTGAAGATGTGCCTGGACACGGTGCTGTCGGGAATCGACGACGTGAAGGGCTGCCTGGCATCGGACCAGCAGCAGACTTTCCCCTGTAAGGGGATGACCGGACTGTCGACCGATACGGTCGGGGCTCGGACTGACACGATGACGCGCATGGAGGAGCAGACCCAGCGACTGGAGCTGGTCTCCTCCGGTCCGCTCGACGAGGTGCGCCAGCTCCTGACCGACCGGGAGAGCGAGCTGGAGACGGCCCGGGACGGGTTCGTGAGCCACGCCCTGATGACGAGCAACGTGCCGGAGATCATGCGCAAGCGGGTGGTGGCCGCCGCCGTCAGGCGCGGCATTCTGGAGGAGAACACGTGGATGTAGGGACGGTGTCCTCGGAGGATGTGCTGGGTTCGTACGAACGCCAGCTCACCGAGGCTCACAGGAAGATCGCCATGCTGGAGGCCGCCCTGGAGCGTGAGCGCCGGGCCGCCGCTCAGGCCCGTATCGCCAGCCAGCCGACTGATCAGGCCGACCCGCAGGAGATGCCGTGACCGACATGCAGATTCCGCCGTCTGGCGTGATCGCGAAGCTCCCCTTCGAGGTGCCTCAGCCGGGCGACTTCCCCACCATCGGCGGGGTGCGCGTCTACTTCACCTTCGGGCAGGACAACCCAAGCCCGTTCCAGCCGAGGCTCCTGCTGGGAGGCGTGAACTACACCCTCACCGAGAGTGCCACCGGCCCGATGAGCCGGACCTTCATCGCGCAGCTCCCCGCCCCACTGGACGCTCCGCAGCAGGCGGAGGTCTGGGTGAACGAGGGCATCTCGCTGGAGCCCGGCTGCATCATCACCGCCTACGCCTGGGGCGCCCAGACCGAGTCCGGTACGGGCGCCCTGAATCCGGACGAGGGCGGCGAGCCCAGCACGATGACCGAAACCATCGAGCTGGGCACCGTCACGGTGCTGACGTGGCCCGAGTGGAACCGCCTGACCGGCGCGAACGAGGGGCTGGAGGGGTCGTAGTCCGGCCACCCCTCGGATAGGCCACCCGGCACACCGGCAGATACCGCATGCGGGTCAGGTGGGCCACGGCATGCCGCAGGGAGTCCCTGACGTGGCGCTGGGCGTGCTCGTGGCCCATGTGGAGGCCCAGCGCCTCCAGCACCTCGTCGGGGACCATGTGCTTGGCCTCGACGGGCTCCTGGGGGTGCACGGCCTCGAACAGGTCCCGCTCGAACATGACCTGTTCCACGGATCCGATGACCCGCAGGGCCGTGACGTCCTTCTGGGCGTCGTTGTTGCGCAGGTGGAAGTTCTCGTAGAGCAGATGGTGCCTTCCGGGGTACTGCGCGTTCCACTCGATGAGCTTCATCGACGGCATGGCGCCCAGGCTGCCCAGCCGAGGATCATAGGGGACCGTGGCCCAGTCGATCAGCTCGAACTCGCGCGGGCGGATGTGCAGCAGGCTCATCCCCGTTTCGCCGCCGGGGTCCATGCAGTCCATGAAGTACCCCTGTGCAGCCGTTTCGGAATCCATCTCAACATCCCTTTCCCTTCCGGTAATTGGTGCCTAATGAGCGAAAAGTCCTGGCGGTACGTACACGCGTGGCCCGTACCCATGACCGACACGGCCGGGAACCGGCACCAGGTGCAGTACCAGGAGAACGCGGAGACCAGGCGGGTGCGCTACGTCCACCTGCCGACCTGTTGGTGCCGGACTACGCCGCCTTCTCGTAGCAGCCGATCCACGTCCGTGAAGCCGGGCTCGCGCCGCACGTGATCGGGACGGTCTCGAAGAAGGTCGTCAGCGCCTTCATGGCCCTCGCCGAGATCTCCTCGACCCGGTCCTGGGGGACCTCCAGCACGATCTCGTCGTGGATCACGAGGACCAGCATCTCCAGCACCTCGCGGTCCATCCTCAGCAGGCCGTCGCAGAGCAGATCGCGAGTCGTCGACTGGCCGACCTGGGCGGGCGCCTGCGTGTACTCCTGACCTGGGATGACGCGCAGAACCCGGCCCCACTTGCTGGGCACCAGGCCCGTCTGCTCGGCTCGGCGCCGGATGCGGTCGCGCCAGCGGCACAGCACCGGGAACGCCCTCTTCATCCCGTCGTCGAACTTCCTGGTGACCTCCAGCGGCAGCTCGGTGTGGGCCGAGGCACCCTTCGGGCCCTGGCCGTAGTTCCAGGCGTGGGTGATCGCCTTGGCCCGGCCGCGCGCATCGTCGTCGCGGCTGCCGAAGACGCGGAACGCGACCTCGCGGTGCATGTCCATCCCCGGCCGGGCGAGCTTCATGTACTCGGGGTCCTGGCACCATCCGGCCACGGCGCGGGCGTCGACCTGGTCGAGGTCGATGGCGATGAAGACGTGCCCCCGCTTCGCCTTGAACATCCGGCGCTGGAGCAGCGCCGCGCCGCGCTTGCCGATGTTCGTCACGGACGGCTTGATGTGGGCCCAGCGGCCGGATGCCTGAATGTCGCCGATCTGCGGGTGGACCCGGCCGTCGGGGCAGACGTTCTCCAGCACCTCTTCGGCCTTGGCGCTGGCAGATCCGACCATGATGGCCGCTTCGCACAGCTCCAGCACATCGGGGTTGTCGGCGTACTTCCGGCTCAGGCCCGGGACGGACTCGTTGCCGCGCAGCCAGGCATCCTTCCCGAGAGCGTCCTTGGACAGTGCGAGCTTGCCGCCGTTGGGCGTGTACGGAACATCCTCGTCACGCACCCCGGCCCGGCGCAGCGCCCGCTCGAACGCGTCACGCCCCTCGTTCGTCGTGAGGGGGGACGGGCCGATCGTCTTGCTGCGCCACTTCCAGCCCATGCGCAGATCGGGGCACGGCCGGTTGAACAGCGACTCGTACCGGGAGCGCACCAGCTTGCCGTGCCTGGTCGTGCGGGGGATGCGCACCTCGACGCGTTCCTGCCACCGGACCTCGGAGTTCGGCAACGGCACCCCGGCCTTCTCGTGCAGCAGCTCGTACGCCTGGGTGCGCTGCTGCTCGGCCAGCTTGATCTGCTGGTGGATCTCGTCCATGTCGACGCCGAGACCTTTGAGGTACATGCCGTTCTGGATGGCGGCGATCAGCATCTCGCGCTTGACCACGGGAATCAGGTTCTTGCGGTAGGCCCGCTGGCCCATCTCGCGGTAGACGTCCCGAGAAGCGATCAGGTCGCCACGGAGGTAGTCCCAGTACTCCGCCAGCATGAGGGGGATTTTGTCGTAGCCGCCGTACTGCGCGGCCATGCGCGGCAGGTGATCGGTTTTCCCCTCGAACCCGTAGCGCTCGGCCACGTCGTTGAGCCGGTAGCTGATGCGCAGGTCGGACGGCGTGAGACCGCGCCGCGCGAGCGCCCTGAAGTTGACCTTCACGCCGGGCCGCAGCTTCGGGTAGGGCGGGTTGATGGTGCGCTCGCCCACGAGGGTGTCGATCGCTTTCTCGGCCAGGTCGTGGTAGTTGGCGCCGCAATGCACGGCCAGGGCGACAAGGTCGAATCCGAGGATGTTGTGGCCGTAGATCACGTTCGCGTCGCGCAGGACGTCGAGCAGATCCTGCGGGTCCGTGGAGATCTGCGGCTCGCCGTCGTCGACCACCCAGCCGACGAGCCGGACGAACGGACCCTCGTATCCCCCCTTGAAGAGCAGGTCGGCGCTGGCGGTCTCGATGTCGAAGCCGACTACACCGGCCATCTTCTTCCCCTCCGTCACGCGATTCCCGTGGTCGCGGGCAGGAGGTACTTCTCCTCCCACGAGTAGAGCAGGTCGTAGTACCTGCTGCCGAGGTGCCGGGCGCGATGTGGCCTAGGCAGCTCGGGGATGCACAAATGGTAGCAGTCCTCACCGTTTCTGGGGACGGGCGTCGCAGTGAAGATGTTCTCCTTCAGGAGCATTTCCGGGAACAGGTCGCGCACCCACTCCTGGCCGTAGACGTACGGCGCCAGCTCCACCTCGCGCTCGCTCGCCATGCCCTGCCAGAACATCTGGTCTTCACGCGAACGCACCGACAGGGTGTCCAGGTCCGGACCGACCGGCGTGAACTGAACACCACGGGACGGCTCCAGCAGGACGACCTTGGGGACGCCCGTGAGCCGGGAGGCCATGGCCTCGGGAACGCCCTTGTCGCGGACGATGTCGGCAGCGAACAGCCGGAAGGCCGTGTCGCCGCGCGTCGCCGCTTCCAGGGCCAGGTGGATCACCCGCATGTCGCACGAACCGAGCACCCGCGTGGCCTGCATCCCCTCGGGCCGGACCATCCACTTCTGGCAGGTCGCCGAGGGCAGCTCGGTCATCTCCTCGAAGAAGGAGGAGCTGAAGAGCAGCAACGGGCTGAGCAGGGTCACCGCAGCCAGCCGACGCCGCCTGCTCCACCTGCGGCGGTTCACGTGGGCCCACCAGGTGAAGGAGAGGATCTGCCCCCTCTCCGCCGGGCTGTACACGTGGAGCAGGTCGACGTCGGCTGGATTGGTGTTGTACGGGCTGCGGAAGACGGTCCGGTTGGGAGCCTCCATGACGCGCTCCACGGCCCTCACGAGGTGCGGGAAGCGGTGCAGTGAGGGAACGAGCGTCCTGGCCCGGGAGACGCGCTCCTGGGGCGTTCCGTAGCGGTCCCCAGGCGGCCTTCCCGGTGGTCGCCCGGTCGGCTTTCGGGCCACGCTTCCTCCGGGTCAGCTCCGCGCGATCGGTACGTAACGAACCCTTCCGCGTTCCATCGTCTTGTGAATCAGGCCCGCCTTGGCGAGCACGTGCAGGTCCGACTCGATGTCCCTCTCCTGGATCTTAGAGCGGAACCGCGAGTAGATGTCCTGCTCCGTGACGCCCTCCTTCCGTGCCTGGATCGCAGTGAGGATTTCGTTCTGCCGGGCAGCCCATTCCGAGTGGAGAATCTTGCCCGCGACGCGCGCCGTAGACCGGTACCACTCCTCGGTCAGGTGCATCGCCTTCAGGAGGTGCGGCATCCGCACGATCTTCTCCCGTTCGGACATCGCGATGAGGACGGCCATCTTCATCATCGAGTCGCCCATGCGGGAAGTTGTGGGCAGCAGCACCTCGGCCAGCTCGTGCTTGTCGGCCGCCGCGTACAGCTCCCACTTGGCCTTCTGGAGGCGGCGCCAGGTCGGGTCGTCGAAGGGGATCATCACCGTGTCGCCCGGCTTGGTCTCCTCCATCCAGAAGGCCCGCGCCGCGAACATGTCGTTGAGCAGCCCCTGGCGCATCACGTCGTCGGCCGGGGTCTGGCCGTCGAACTGTTCGGTGAACATGCCCTCTTCGGTCATCGGCGGCGGGTCGGCCTCCGCGATGAGGAAGCGGGCCAGGTGGCCGGACTGGTAGTCGCCGATCGTCAGGTGCTCGGTGACCTGCTGGAGCGTGCCGCACAGGAACATCAGGAAGTTCGTGCGGATGACCGACAGGTCGCGGTCCTCGTGCTCCTTCAGGTTGCCGACACGCAGGGCGATGCGGACGCGGCCGGTGAACAGCTCCGTCATGTGCTCGCGCACGCCCGCCAGGTATCGCTTCGCGGCCTGCTCGTACAGCAGGCCGTGGGCCTCGTCCCGGTAGAACACCGAGGAGCGGCCGTTGCGGTCGGGGAGGATGACGCTCAGGGCCTCCGACGTGACATCGGAGCCGAGCAGGTACGGGAAGGTGTCGTTGGACAGCTCATCCAGGAAGTCGACCCACATCATCATCGCGGTCGTCTTCCTGGCCCGGGTGGTCGGGCCGAGGATGAAGAACCACAGGGTCAGGTTCGTGTCGAACTTCGTCGGGCACTTGCCGAACTCGCCCAGCACGGTGGACAGGACCGTCGCGGCGCCTGCCCGGTGGTAGCAGGACGGGGCATCGGTGCGCGTCTCGGCCCACTGCTGGTACCGGTCGATGAAGGTGTCCATCGGGACCCGGTCGCGCTCTTCCGGCAGGAGGATCGAGACGGCCTCGGCGAAGTCGGCGAGCTTCTTCTCCGGGTTCTCCTCGCTCTCGTCGGCCTCCTTGCGGAACCCGAGGTCGGAGAAGCTGTTGCGCTTGGGCTGGTTGTCGGGGTGGTCGTATGCCTTGCAGAGCTGCTGCCACAGCTCTTCCTCGGGACGCCCATCGATCTTGTACTTGTTGCACTTCGCCGACCACGCGATGTGCATGGCCGTGATGCGGGAGACGTTCAGCCGGGAGAGCAGGCTGAGCAGCTTCCACAGGGTCTTCGAGCGGTCCTGGTCCGGCTTCAGGTCGGCCGCGTACAGGTCGTGCACCTCGGGGCTGGAGCGGAAGACCTCGGCGGACTCGCGGATGGACTGCTGTGAGAAGTACCAGTCGCTCTTCGGCGGCATGTCGCTGGCGACGCTCGGCCGGTCCTGCGTGCTGTAGGGCGGATAGGCGCTGGCCAGCGCCTTCATCGTGTACGTGGCGCCCATCTTCGGCTGCGGAACCTGCCAGCGCGGGCGGCCGTGCCGGGAGTACTTGTTGTTCGCCGTGCCGGGCACGCGCAGGAGCTGGCCCGCATCCCATCCGCTGGGGTCGCAGCCGTCGCGGGTGTGCTCGGAGGCGATGGCCCGGGAGATGTCGATGAGCTGCTGGGGGTCGTCGGTCTCGGTCACCCAGTACAGGTGGTGGCGCCCCTCGGACGTCTCGACGATCATCGTCGGCTCGACCTTGAGCCGGTCCAGGGGGAGCGTGTCGGCGTCGGCGTACGCGGCCCACTGGTGGGCGATGTTGCTGCCCTTGCGACTGCTCCGGGTGCGGAACAGCGCGGGGACGGTGTAGACGTCCTTGTCGCTGCTCCCCAGGCAGAAGGCAACGAGGTCGTCGCGCTGCGACGGCCACGCGAAGAAGGTGGTCTGCGTCGGCCCCGTCTTTTCATCCGGGTCGTACGTGCCGCCCGGGAACAACGAGATCGCGACGAACCCCAGATCCTTTCCGTCGTCATTGATCTTCGGAAAGAGGGTGTCGAAGAAGACGAAGCTCACCTGCGTCCCTCCTTTTCTTGTGCGACTTTCCGGACGCAGAACGGGCGGGACCCCGGAAGGCCCCGCCCGTCATGAACCGGGCGGATAACCGATCGTATCCGCCCAGCTCATCTTGTTGCGATCAGAGGTTCTTGGCGCCCGCGAACTCGTCGAGCCCGCCGCCCTCACCCTCGCCGTCCTTGGCGACCTCCGTCCACTGGGTGCCCAGCCAGACGGCGGTGATCGTCTTGCCGGTCATGTCGCCCGCGCCCGCGCCGAGCATGACGTCCACGAACACGCCGGGCGTCTTGTCCTGCGCGATGGCGCCGACGGTGCCCCAGGTGATCTCGCCCTTGACGGTCTCGCCGTTGCGCAGCTCGACCTCGACCTTGCGCTCCGGCACCGGCAGGAACTTGGTCTTCAGGTAGTCGGTGGTCTGCGCGTACTCCTCCATGAGCGGCGCGGAGTTCTCGCCCCGGTCGGCGATGGCGTAGACCCGGTCGTCGACCTTGACCAGCAGCTTCTCGTTGCCCTCCCAGACCTGGCCGGAGCCGTCGTTGAGGATGTAGCCGGTGCCGTCCTGCGGGGAGAAGACGGTGACCGGGGCGCCGGTCTCCGGGTCGACCAGCACGTTGATCGGCTGGTTGTTGCCGTCGAGGCGCGGGCGGGTCTTCGTCTTCGTGGAGAGCGAGATGCACGCCATCACGATCTTGCCCTCGATGCGCTTGGCGATCTCCGGCATGGTCTTCAGGCTGACCTTCTCGCCGGGCTGCGTGGCGCTGGCGGCGACGCGCAGGGTGCGGCCGTCCTCGTTCTTGTAGCCCTTGCGGCCGGAGCGCTGCTCCTTGAAGAAGGCCGTCTTGATGGTGAGCGCCGGGGACTCGATCTCGTACGGGTAGCGGCGCTGGCCGAACTCGGGGGCGACGTGGTTGGCCTCGCAGATGAAGTACGGCAGCTCCATCTCGGTGACGACCTCGGTGGCGCCGGTCTGAAGCGCGGCCTCGACCTGGTCGAACGGGACGTAGACGCGCTTCTTGCCGTCCTCGCCGACCTTCACCGCGACGCAGACCTTGGAGGAGAGGCGGGGGGTGTGCTTCTCCTTGAACTCGGCGACGGAGATCCGGATCGGGACCCACATCTTGTCCTTGAGGCCGACGTCGAGCGGGTTGACGTAGGTGTTGCCCGCCTCGTAGACGCGCACCTCCTCGTCGGACTCCTCCTCCTCCAGCTCCATCTCGGCGCCCGCGAAGAGGTCGTCCAGCTCGGCGTCCAGGTCGACACCCGCGAGGACGTCGTCGCCCGCCGGGACCGCGTCGTTCACGTCGGCGCCCTGGGCGCCCTCGGGCTGGTTGAACGGGTCGAACTCGGTGTTGTCGCTCATGGTGTTCTTGTCCTTGTCCTTGTGGTCCGCGTCAGTTGCGGAGGGAGTTGACGATGGATTCCAGGTGGAGGCTCAGCGGAACCTGGGCGTCGCCCTGGCCCACCGCCTGATCCCCCTTGCCCGCTTCTCGCGCCGCTTCCTGAATGGCGTAGATGCGGGAGATCTTGTCGTCGACAGACGAGCTGTCGTCGCCGGTCATGCGGGAGGCCCAGTCGGCGAGCTGCTGCGGGGTCCCCTTGTCGACGGCCTTGCGGGCTGCGTCGAGCATGGCCTTCTGCTTCTTGCTGCCGCCCTTGGTGACGTCGATGACCTCACCCTGGATCGGCACGCCTTCCTCGTTCACCTCGGCCCCCAGTTCCTCGGGGGTGTAGGCGGCGGAGGCCATGGCCAGGTGGTCGTGGTCGTCCTCGGAGAGGGACAGGCCCATCTCGCCGAGGATGTTCTTGACGCCGAGGATGACGTCGATCGCGCCGTCTCGCACCACACCCGACTTGGCCCGGCTCTTCAGCATCTCGGGACCGTAGTTCTGCCAGGTGCTCTTGGAGTTGAGGCCGATCTGGTTGGCTCGCGCCATCGACCACACGGACTCGAACCGGACCAGCTTGGACAGGTCGAAGTTCGTGGTGGAGATGGATTCGCGCAGCTCGTCGAAGTTGTACTGCCCGTGCAGGGCCGCGATCTGCTTGCGCAGGGCCGCGATCTCCTCGGGAGACGCCTTCTCGTCGAACTCGGCAAGGGCTCGGAGGTCTTCGATCCGCTCCAGGATCTGGCCGCGCTGCATCTTGTACAGCCGGTCCATGTCCTCCAGCCGGGCCAGCTTCTGGCGCCGCTCCTCCTCGCGCATCCGCTGGAAGCGCTGGAGGTCTTCGTCGGACGTCTTGCGCACCAGGACGGCGGTCGCCTTCACGGCATTGCCCTCGATGTGCACGGTGTGACCGGCGGCAACGGCGAGCGCCTGCATCAGGTGAGCACTCATGCCCGCCTTCAGGCGCCCCTTGCCGTCGGGGAAGACGAAGATGTGCTGGAAGGAGGACATCGGGTCGATGCCCAGGGCGGCGCCGAAGCGCATCATGTACTCGGCGGAGGCTGCATCACCTGCGATGTGCTCCGGCATCAGCTTCGACTTCGACAGCCGCGCTGCTTCGGCGGGATCCACCTCGCCGGTCGTACGACGGACAAGCTCAGTCATGCGTGCCTCGTTTTCAGTGCTTGTTCTTGTGTCGTTTTTGGTTCGCGTGGTGTCGTGTTCTTGTGTCTCCACTCTACCACTATTTAGCCGCGCAGCCTAGGCCGAATCGAGCACGGGAAGCACTCGGGGTGGGCCGAAAGCTCACCGATCTTGCCGGTGCGCACGAGAGAGGCCAGGTGAGCGGCCCTGTTGATGACGCCTTGGGCCACGTCGGGCCGGTAGGCACAGGAGGCCACCCAGATGTCGCTCACGTTGTTCGAGTCCCGGGGGATGAACGCGAGGACAGCGTAGTCCGCTTCACGCCCCATCGCCCGCAGTCCGTACAGGTACAGCATCGTCTGGCCCATGTACTCCGACGGCACGCCGCCCGAGTGCTCTTCGGACCGCGACATCAGCATGACCATCCGGCCCAGGTCGGCCTCGGTCAGCAGGCCCGCCCGGTCCATCGCCTTGAGCTTGGTCAGATCCTCGCGCTCCGGAGCCGTCAGCCCGTGGACGTAGGCGCCGGGACCCGCCTGGGTCTGGTACTTCTTCAGCTTCTTCAGGTCGGTCGTCTTCCAGTCGACCAGGGTCTTCTTCCGGGGGAGGAAGACATCCACATGCCCCTGCACCAGGCCGATGCCCGGGACCTGTGCCACGTCCACGGTGATCTCCTGCTCGGCGTGGGCGTACACCGCAGGCAGGTCGCGCTCCAGCTTCTCGTGCACAGCCGTGCCGAGCCATGCCTTCAGGCTGAACCCTCGTTCGGTGTGGGAGCCCATGCCCAGCGAGGCGGCGATCTTCCGTGCCACGCAGAGGTCGCACTTGTCGGCAAGGTCGCTCGGGCCGGGGGCCTTCTGCTTGTCGCGGGTCGACGGCCGGGTGATGGTGGCCACTGCGATTCCCTCGACGAAAGTGCGAATATTTTCCTGATCTTCTGCTGTCATGTCGCAACCCTACACCGGGGCACTGACAGTGGAGGCCAGCTCCCGACCGGGGGTCATCAGTTCGTCCCACGAGCCGCCCGACCCGGCCTCCTTGTAGAGCTTCAGCCTGGCCAGCGACTCGGCCGACCCGGCGTACCGGGTGATGCGCGCTGGCTTTTCGTGCCACAGGTGGTAGAGCGGAGCCCGGCCGCGCCAGGAGGGGCCGTAGATCCCGTTCAGGGCGAGTGCCCATGCCTCGTCCTCCTGCCCCCACCCGACGAAGCCCGGGTCGAGCGGGCAGTTCAGGTAGACCTCGCGCCGCAGCACCGTGATGCCGCCGCCCTCGAATCCCTTGTAGGGCCGCTGGTCGAGCCAGCGGAGCTGCCCGGTGAAGGAGCCGGGGTTGGCCCCCTCGAAGATGTGCTTCGTGGCGACCTGGCCCATCCGGTACACCTTCAGGTGCGGAACCGCCCAGGCCGCCCCCTGCCGCACGGCGCGAACAGCCTGCTTCAGGCCCGGCGTGATCGAGTCCGCGTCGGCCACGATCACGATCGGCTCGGGACAGGAGGCCAGCGCGGTGGCGACGGCCTTCGCCTTGCACCACGGCTGTTCACTGAACCCGACCTGAATCCTGGGACTTTCCAGCTCGCTGGCGTACCAGGACTTCACGTGCTCCAGCGCCTGCTTGCGCCAGGGCGTTTCGTTCCCGTAAGGGATCAGGACGGCGATGTCGTTCATGGCCGTATCCTGGCATGGAAACGGGCCACCGCTCAGGGGACAGCGGGGCCCGTTTCCTGCACCCGGGAGGATCAGCCCTCGAAGCTGAAGTCCTCGTCGTCGTCACCGGAGGGGCGGGACGCCAGGTACTTCGCCTTGTCCTCGTCGGTCGCCCGGCGGACCGTCAGCGTCGGACCGTTGTCCTTCAGGCACGCCTCCAGCTTCTCGGGCTCGTGCTCGAAGAGCTTGCGCGCCATCGTGGCGTCGGGCTTCGGCAGGAGGATCCGCTGGTAGTCCTCCTTCGACAGGTTCCGCTTGGCGGTCGGGGCGTCGAACTTCGTGCCGGACGTGTAGACGAGGGCCACGCCGTCCTGGATGTCGATCCCCAGGTTGCCGCCCCGGCGGAACTTCGCCACGGCCTTGGCGCGCTCGACCATGTCGGCCGCGTCCTTCTTGATGCGCTCCTGCTCCAGGATGAACACGGCCAGCGCCGCGTCGTCGAGGTTGTCGATGTCGTCGGGGTTCATGCCGCTCCAGTTCTTCTCCGGCGCCTTGACGGCGTGGGGGTGGTCCTCCGGGAGGGCCGCCAGCGGCACGTAGCCGTTGTCCTGCGGCTGACCGTCGGAGGCCAGGTACTCCGAGTGGATGAGCGAGGCCCGCACGGTGCGGCGGCGGCCGAGGCTGCCGTCGTTGACCGTGGCGATGTTCGCCTCACGGCTGTCCTTGCCGAGCACGGCAACGATCTTCTTCGTGCGGACGTTGAAGTAGAGCTGCTTGTCGACGATGCTGTCCTGGCTCACGTTCGTTCCCCTTCCGAAGCCCCGTCTTCCGGGGCTTGTGAGTATCACTCTATCAGAGATCTGCGAGATTTTCGCGAATCTCTGTTCTCAGAATCACGGATCAGGCGTTCTGGTCGTTTTCCTGCATGACGAGTTCGAAGGAAACCTTCCATCCCAGGATCCGCATCGCCGCCTGGATCGTCGAGACCGGGTGGTCCGCGATGTGCCGGGCGAGCGCGTCGGCCGAGGGGTTGTCGGGCTCCTCCGTGTTCAGCTCGAACCTACGCCACGCCTCTGACATCGCCCGCCGGGCACCACGCTCCTCGGCCCGTTCCAGCAGGTCGGCCAGGTGCGGGTAGGCGGCGTTCAGCGCCGCCGTCAGGCGCCTCCTGGCCTCGCCCTCGGTCATCTCCCCCGGAAGGCCCGGGAAGGCCGCGTCGTACGCGGCGTCGAGCGTGCCATCCGGGGCGGCGCTGGCCTTCGAGCCGACCGGAACGATGGCCGCCAGGATCCGGCTCTGATCCGTGAGATAGAAGATCTCACCGCCCTCGTGCGCCCTCCGGGCCAGCTCCTCGGTGCGGTCGCAGCATCCGCGCACTGGTACGTCCTGCTCCTGCTTCACGGTCTC